CCAAATTGCATAGAACGCATTGATGGTAAAACTTTTTTATCATATACCAATTTATATTTCTGTTCTATTTCATCCCTTAGATGTGGGTATTTTTTTATGTGCATATTTTTATTCCTTGTTACTAGTTCTTCCCAAGTTTCTCGTCTTTCTAAATTCGGAAGGTATTTTGCATATTTCATATGAACAGTAATATCCGATAAAATTTTGTTTGAAATCTCCATATTTTTTATTTTATTAATTATTTATTTAGTATTCTTTCTCTTCTTTCTAGAGCGTCCTGTACTCTTTTTCTATTTCTCTGGGTTTTGTCTTCTTCGAAACCTAAAAATGTTTGTGTTGATTGGGTATCTATTTCTAATGTGGCATTATCAAATGTACAATTTTCAAATATAATACCATCTTGACCCAATCTAGATTTTGTGATGGCAATTGTGGCTAAACCAAGTTCCTTTTGTTGTAATGTTTTTGCTACTGAAATTATGACATGACCAACTTGAGCTTTCTTAATTGAACCTCCCATTTGGTCTGTGGTCACAACCTCTGAGGATATAGATGAACGATTACCCTGTGCTGCTGTCCAACCAACTAGGTTTAACTCATGACACATAGCTTCAAATTTTCTCATAACAGACCCTTCACCCTTCCATTCGTCATTAAAACTTCTATCTGGTATAACACAATCTATATAGTCTAATACCACTATATCTAAATTTATACCCTCTGACATTATTTTTCTAACTTGATTCTTAATCTGTGCTATGGTAAATTCATCTGAAGCTAATTTCTTTAATATCAACCTACCACCATTTTTTTTCATCTCATCCGCCTTGTGGAGGACTTTTTCTTTATTTTCACTCAATTCTTGTGGTGCTATTCCAGTCCAACAAGTGAAGTGTTTTCTTTGTATTATTTTAGGATTGTCTTCAAAAAATATTTGTAGAACATTATAACCCATATTAAAAGCTGTATTAGCAAATCTTGTTAATATTGTGGTCTTCCCTACACCTGTTGGTGCAAGTATAACCCCTAACTCTCCTTTTGCGAGTCCACCATTTAATAAATTGTCGATGCCGTCTATCCCAGTAGGAACTGGATTCCTATAATCGTCTTTTAAAACTTCTTCTAAATTGTGAAATACTTCTAGATTACCGTTATCACCATCTCCAATAGTTATAGCTTCTCTAATATATTCTTCACACTTATCATAACTTTCGAACTCTCCCTTTTCTAAAATATTTTCTACTTTTCTTATAGCTTTTTTAAGTTCTTGTTGTTTACAAAATTTTACTGTTTTTTCTTTAATAAAAAGATGGTCCTCAAAAGAAGCTTCTTTTATCTCTTTTAACATATCAATAACATACTTTTTTGCCATCTCAGATGAAATTTCCAACTGTGTTAACTGTTCTATACCTTCAAAAGATGGTATTGATTGGTAATTTTCGTAGTATTCTTTCATCATTTGCATGATTAATTTAAAATATTGATTATCAAAATACTTAGGTTGTATGCTGTCAATAATTGACTGGGCAAACAACTTATCTATGATAATTAAATTCAATATTTTTAATTGGAAGTTGTATCCGAGATATCCGAAATTTTCTGTTTTTGTCATATAAGGTTATTTAAAAATAAATACTAAAATTAGTATTTAAAGTTGTTTATCTAGGTAGTAACTATCTGGATTTCTGTCTGACAAAACGTCAGTTAACTCTCTTAAAATATAAGAAATTTGTGGTCTAATATCCACAGAAAATCTAACTTTCGGTGGGTATAGGTCGGCAGAGAATATTCTTTCCATAATTACTCTACTACCCTTTTTAATGATTATCGTAAAACTATTAGTTTCTTCCT